GGTAATTCGGACTGCAAAAGTTTTCTAGCGACAGAAATTATATTAAGGGTCGGGAGAATGAAGGGGATAGGTAATGGCTAGCTTAGAGGCTTGTGCTGATCATCTTGGAGTGAATGCAAAAGTGCTTCAAACAATGGTCAGACAAAGCATTTTAGACAAGCAAGATAGAGGCAAATATAACATAGATGAAGTTCGTTTGCAGTATCTAAAGCATATTCGCAATCTTGCAGGAAACAATAACAATAATCTGGAACTTGGTGCGGAAAGAGCGCGACTAGCTAAAGAACAGGCTGATGCCAAGGAAATGGAGAATGCTGTCGAACGCGGTGATCTGGTCTATATAGAAAAAGTAGCAAGGCAGTTTGAACAACAGTTGACCAAGGCAAGGAATAAACTTCTGGCGGCTCCGACTAAGGTGGCAGCCGAAGCCCATGCAGCGGCAACCGTGAAAGAAGTAAGAGAAATAATAGAAGCGGCAATAATTGAAGCATTAGATGAACTGGTCGGATACAATAAAGAAACGGCAAGAGCGGAAACTTAAAAGACGCTTAGAAGAAGCCATCAGAACGGCACTCAAGCCACCACCAAGATTGACGGTGAGTGAATGGGCTGACCAATATCGTGAACTATCATCAGAAAGTTCAGCCGAAGCCGGTAAGTGGTCAACAAGTCGGGCTGAATATCAACGCGGCATGATGGACGCTATCAGCGATCCGGACATTGAGAACATTGTACTCATGACGGCTGCACAGATTGGCAAAACGGAACTGATCAATAATGTTGTCGGGTTTCACATCCATCAAGACCCTGCACCGATGCTTGTTGTGCAGCCAACTCTGGAAATGGCACAAACTTGGTCTAAAGATAGATTGGCTCCGGCTATAAGAGACACACCAGTTTTGTCGGAGAAGATTGGCGATCCAAGAGCAAGAGACAGCGGTAATACAACTTTGCATAAAGTGTTTGCCGGTGGTCACGTTACAGCTTGCGGTGCAAACTCTCCGTCATCACTCGCATCGAGGCCATGCCGGATTATCCTTTGTGATGAGGTTGACAGGTATCCAATATCTGCCGGAACCGAAGGCGATCCGGTTGCATTGGCCAGAAAGCGATCTGCAACATTCTGGAACAGAAAAATCATTCTTGTTAGCACTCCGACAGAGAAAGGTGCATCACGAATAGAGGATGCTTATGCAGAAAGCGACCAACGCAAATATTTCGTGCCTTGTCCTGATTGTGGAGAACATCAAGAACTGAAGTGGAGCAACGTGCAGTGGACGGATAGTAAGCCACAAACATCCGAATATATTTGCGATTGTTGTGGCTCCGTTTGGAATGACGCAAAGCGGTTTCAAGCTGTTAGATATGGCGAATGGCGGAAGACGGCTGAAGGTGATGGCAAGACTGCCGGTTTTCATCTGTCGGCTTTATATTCACCTTGGACACCATTAGAAGACATTGTGCGTGATTTTTTGGCGTCAAAGCGTGATCCGATGCGATTGAGAACCTGGATAAACACAACCTTGGGTGAAACCTTTGAAGAACAGGGTGAAAGAATAGATGAATATGATTTATTCGAGCGGAGAGAAGATTGGCCGGATGACTTGCCGGAAGGTGTTGTCGTATTGACTGCCGGTGTTGACGTTCAGGATGATCGGGTTGCGTTTGAGATATTAGGAACCGGAAGCGGTCATGAAACTTGGTCAATCCAATATGATGAAATTTATGGCGATCCATCAAGTGCAGAATTATGGCAAAGATTGGACGAAGTTCTTAATCAAACCTTTATTCATCCTATACGCGGTGAAATGATTATTAGATCAACTTGTGTTGATAGTGGCGGTCACTATACGCAACAAGTTTATAATTATGCACGACAAAGAGCCGGAAAGCGTGTTTTTGCCATCAAGGGTATTGGTGGAGAAGGCAAACCGATTGCCGGAAAGCCAAGCAGAAATAATATCGGCAAGATCAATTTATTTCCTGTCGGAACGGATACAGCCAAGGAACTTATCTTTGCCAGATTAAAAATCACAGAAGAAGGAGCCGGATACTGTCACTTTCCATTCACTCACAATGAAGAATATTTTCGGATGCTGACATCAGAAAAGAAGGTGACAAAGTATTATAAAGGGCGTCCAAAAAGGGAATGGGTGAAGATCAGACAACGCAACGAAGCCTTAGATTGTAGGGTTTATGCGATGGCTGCACTAGAATTAATGGGATTAAACATAGAGCATCTTGCAAAACAGGGCAAAAATAAGGTAAAATCAAGTCAAGCAGTACCCAAGAGGCGCACATTTAAACCGCGTCCAAATAATTTTGTGACAGGATATTAGCATATGGCAAACTTATTTGACGCAGACAATGCACCTAAAGAAGTTCCAAGAAGCATTGTTATAGGTGATTTAGTTCAATTTAAGTTAACAAAATTCTCAACGGATTATCCTAATACATCACATTCGATGACTTTTATGGCTCGATCTGGAACTGGTGCAAATGTTGAATTTAGTATTGCTGCATCTAACAGCGGTGATGATTATTTATTTTCAGCTAGCAGTGCAGCAACATCAGCTTTTGTAGCCGGACTTTATCATTATCAGATCGAAGTGCTTGAAACCAGTTCTAACAATCGACTTATTCTTGATCAGGGTGAATTAGACGTAACAGTTGATCTTGACGTTAATGCCGTTGATCCAAGAACTCATGCCGAAAAGATGCTGCAAAAGATCGAGGCTGTACTTGAAAATCGTGCAGATGCAGATGTGTCCAGTTATAGTATTGCCGGACGATCTTTAACTAAAATGTCGCCAGAAGAGTTATTGACTTGGCGCAATAATTACAGACGCGAGGTCAAAGCGTATAGGCGTAAACTTGACGTAAAGCATGGTCGCAAAACGTCATCTACTATTTTAATGGGGTTCTGAAATGGGATTGTTTGATTTCTTATCTTTCCGAAATGAACAGTCCGATGGACAGGTTAGTAGACGGAGCCGAAGACGATTAAGACAATATGCCGGAGCAAATCAGGGCAGATTATTTGCTGATTTCGTTGGCTCTAGCTTTTCGGCAGATAGCGAATTACGAAACAGTTTGCCGGTATTACGCAACAGAAGCCGTGATTTGGCACGAAATAACGAATATGCAAAACGCTTCCTAAACCTGATAAAAACTAATGTTGTCGGTGAAAAGGGTTTCACTGTACAAGTCAGAGCAAGGAATGATGATAGATCGTTAGATGCAGCCGGAAACACTATCTTGGAGAATGCTTTTCGTTCTTGGGGTAGAATGGGAAATTGTGACGTAACTGGACGAATGTCTTGGCTAGATGCTCAACGATATGTGGCTGAAACTTTAGCGCGAGATGGTGAGGTTTTTGTAAAGTTCGTTCAAAACCGTAGATACCGTGACGGATTTTCTTTGCAGTTTATTGAAAGTGATTTGATTGACGAAGGCAAAAACGGCAAGGCTGATAATGGCAACTCGATCCGGATGGGTGTTGAAATAGATGAGTTTCACAAGCCTGTTGCATATTATGTGCTTACTTCGCATCCTAATGACAGCCTTAATTTTAGCACAAAGGCCGAAAGAAAGCATATTCGTGTTCCGGCTAGAGAAATGTTACATTTATTTATCCCTCAGAGGACGCACCAAAGCCGTGGAGAACCGTTTATGGCTCCGGCTATTGCTTCACTGAAAATGTTGCATGGGTATCGTGAAGCTGAGTTGATAGCCGCTAGAGCGGCAGCCGCAAAATTCGGGATTATCACAACTCCCGATGGAGATGAGTTTATTGGCGATGATGAGACTGAAGATGAAGTTCCAGTGATTGATATGGCTCCGGCTTCTGTTTATCAGTTGCCAAGTGGCCATGATTTTAAGATGATTGATCCGGCACACCCAACATCAGCATTTGCAGCATTTGAAGAAGCTGTCTTGCGAGGCATCGCATCCGGTTTGAATGTCAGTTATACAAGTCTATCAAACGATCTGAAGGGCGTTTCTTATTCTTCTATCCGTCAAGGCACGATTGAAGAGCGTGACCATTATAAAACGTTGCAGTCATTCATCATTCAGCATTTTTGTGAGCCAGTGTTTCGTGCTTGGCTCGATAGCGCGTTAACGTTTGGTAATATTCCCATTCCGGTCAATAAATTTGATAAGTTCAGCGATAATATCCATTTTAGAGGACGCGGTTTCTCTTGGGTTGATCCACAAAGGGAAATCAATGCGAATGTCACAGCCTTATCGAATGGCATCATAAGCATGAATGATATTGCTGCAAATTATGGACGAGATGTTGAAGAACTATTTGCACAAATCCAATCAGACAAAGAAATGGCTGAAAGATATGGTTTGAGCATGGCATTTGAACCGTTTGGCCAGAAAGCACCGGCACAACCTGAAGTGAGCGATCCAGATGGCGACATATAAACCGACACAAGCAATGAAAGAAGAGGCTAGACGCGGATTAGATTGGCGCAAGGAGTTTGGACGCGGTGGCACGGCTGTTGGTATTGCTAGAGCAAGGGATATTGTGAACGACAAGGAATTGTCAGAAGATACAGTAATTAGAATGTATAGTTTTTTTAGCCGACATGAAGTTGACAAAGAGGCTGAAGGTTTCCGCGTTGGTGAAGATGGTTATCCGTCAAATGGACGTATTGCTTGGAGTTTATGGGGTGGTGATGCCGGTTTTAGGTGGTCAAAGAATATTCGTGACCGTTTGGAGAAAGAAGAGAGAGCGGTTCGAGAAATCACTGATGCTGTTCGTGAAGGTTTACGCAATAAAGTCAAAGATCATAATGAAGATGTTGGCAATGCAGCCACCAAAAGAACTAATTTAAGAACACTATCAGCGGTGTTTAATAGAGGGATTGGAGCATATAAAACCAATCCGGAAAGCGTCCGGCCAAGCGTTAACAGTCCAGAACAGTGGGCATATGCTAGGGTAAACAGCTTTCTTTATGCGTTAAGAAATGGTAGATTTAGATCAGGAAAACATGACACTGACTTATTGCCTAAAGGTCATCCAATGAGTTCGAAGAGAGGCGAAGATATGGCAGACGATTTATTTGAAGAAATGGAAGAACGTCATATTGTTGACATTCAAGAAACAGATGACGCTTATGTTATTACATACGCAAAAATCCATGATGATGATGAAGAAGAAATGCAAGAAGAGCGTTTCAGCCGTGAAGATATGGAAAAGCGTTATCATTACATGGACAAAGAAGATAAGGCGATTGATGTAGATGCCAGACGTGTGAAAGTTGGCGTTTCTACAGAAGAGCCAGTGGAAAGATCATTTGGATTAGAGGTCATCGATCATACTAAAGAAAGTATGCAACTGGACTTCTTAAACAGTGGACGCGCACCATTATTGCTAGATCATGACATGGAAAAGCAAATCGGTGTGGTCGAAAGGGTTGAACTCGATGAAGATGCACGGCGTCTCCGTGCAGAAGTGCGTTTTGGAAAAAGTGCCTTAGCTTCTGAAGTGTTCGATGATGTTACTGATGGCATCAGACAAAACATCAGTGTAGGTTATCGAATTGATGGCCGAATAAACCGTGATGACGATCCGGAAGATTATTATCGGGTTGCCACCACACCTATGGAAATCAGCATCGTTTCAGTACCGGCAGATCAGTCAAATCTGGTGGGTGTTGGCCGATCTGTTCCGGCAGAACCTAAAACTCAACCATCTATGGAGGATGTAACTATGACTGAAGAAGTCAAAAATGACATCAATCTGGATGCTGTTAAAGCTGAAGCAGTGAAGGCAGCAAGAAAGAATGATGCAGAAATCCTAAACATCGCAGCGAAACACAATATGCGCGATTTAGGGAATGAAGCGATTGCAAAGGGCATGAGCGTGGATGCGTTCCGTGGCTCACTACTAGACGCAATCGGTGACAAGCCGCTTGACGTAGCTCCGTCAGTTGTTGACGCACCTGTTAAGGAAAAGCGTCAATATTCACTAGGCCGAATGGTTCAAGCGCAAGTAACTGGCGATTGGAGAAAAGCCGGTTTTGAGCGTGAAATGAATGATGAAATCGCAAAACAAGTTGGACGCGATGCGGAAGGGATTTACGTTCCAGATTTTGCATGGCAACAGCGTGGTCCGTTATCGACAGCGGCAACTGGTGCGACAGGTTCAGAAGTTGTATTTGATGACTTTGTACCAACTGCACATCGCGGAGATATGTTCATTGAAGCACTCAGAGCGCAACAAGTTCTTAGCGGTCTTGGCGCAACATACATGACAGGCTTAACTGGCCGCATCAAAATGCCAAAAATGGCAACAGGCGCAAATGCTGCATTTGTTGAAGAACTAGGCGATGTCACTGATGGAGCCGGTACAGACGGTGGTGTAACATTGCAGCCTAGAACAATGGGCGCATTTGTTGACTTGTCACGTTTGTTGATGATGGAAAGCGTTCCGGCCATCGAACAAGTCATCCGTGATGATTTGCTTCGTTCAGCGGCAGACAGAACTGAGTTCCATGCTATCCAAGGTTCAGGCTCATCAGGACAGCCGACAGGCATCTTGAACACATCAGGCGTGAATGACCTTGACATTTCAGCGAATACTGATGTTGCTGCATTAACTTGGGCTGACTTAGTTGGTCTTGTTAAACTGGTTGAAGAGGACAACGGTGTTGTGAATGGTAACGCTCTTGGCTTCTTAACACACCCATCTGTTAAAGCGAAAATGGCACAAACTGTCAGAGTTGCATCAACAGATAGTGTAATGTTGTTAAATGATCCTTGGAACCAGATTTATGGTTATCCGGCAGCATTCAGTTCAAACGTGCCGACAACACTTGATCCAGGTGATGGCGGTAGTGATGCGGCTGCTATGATTTTCGGTGATTTTTCACAGTTAATCATTGCATCGTTTGGCGCACCATCAATCCTAGTTGATCCATACACAGGATCAAAAGCCGGAACCGTTAGAATGGTTCTTCATGCTGAACTAGACGTTGGTGTAAGAAACGCGGTCAGCTTTGCAATCACAAACGAGATTGACCACTCTTAATAAGTTAATCGGAGGGGCAGAAATGCCCTTCCATCCCTAGTTAGAGGTAATATTATGAAGGTTAAGATTTTACAGAAATGCTTCACTGGACACGGTGGAAACATGATGGCCGGTGAAGAGCATGACCTGCCAGATCGCACAGCCGAAAAGTTAATCAAGCGCGGTTATGCGGAAGCTGCAACAGCGGATAAACCAAAGGCTAAAACAGGCAAGAAATCCACTCGATCAGTCGGCTTGAAGAAGTCAGAAGAAAAGTTAGAAACGCCTGAAAGTGATAAGTAATGGCAATAGGTTTTGCAAATGATCTGCTTTCATTGCTTGCTGTTGAAGATTTTGCAACGACTGCGACTTATGCATCGGCTGATCTTATCGGCATATTTGACAATGAAACAGTACCAATGGATGCCGGTGGAACTGCACAAGTCCATCAAGAGCAACCGCGTTTCACTTGCAGAACCACAGACGTTTCTAGCATAGCCGCAGGGCAAACACTGGTGGTTAATTCAGCCACTTATAACATCATTGCTTGGCTGCATGATGGAACTGGCGTGACCACCATCCAATTAGAGAAACAATAGATGGCACACGTTAGACAACAAATAAGGGATCGAGTAGCGGCAACACTAACATCAGCGGTTTCCCTAGTAAGCAGTCGTGTCTTTACGACTAGAGTGCATCCTTTAAATGAAGCATTACTTCCGGCAATCAGTGTTTATACTGGCAGCGAAAGCAGTGAACGCTATACAGCCGGAGTGACAGATATGAACCGCGAACTGTCATTAGAAATTGATGTCTATGTTAGAGAGACAGCCAGTTTTGATGATGATTGTGATGCGATAGCGGTTCAGGTTGAAGAAGCAATGGCCGGTGATTTCACTATCAATGGACTTGCCAAAAGTTCGGTGCTAACTTCAACGGAAATTCAGTTTGATGGGGAAGCCGATCAAATTTTAGGTGTGGCAAAGCTGACTTATCAGGTCAGATATGTTACAGCTCTGAATGATGTGGAAACAGCCAAGTAAGGAGTTTTAATTATGGCTACATATTTCGGATCAGATGGAAGCGTGAAGTTAGTAACTTCTGGCGGTTCTGTCGCAACTATCGGTGAATTGTTAAATTGGACAGTCACCATGACTACAGATGCAGTTGAAACCACAAGCATGGGTGACACAAGTCGAACATTCCAAAAGGGTTTATCAACAGGCACGGCATCAATGTCACTTTACTTAGACCCAGATAACGCGGTTCAACAGGATTTACTCCAAGGCGACAGCGTTGATTGCGAATTTTTCGTTGAAGGTACAGACAGCGGCGATACAAAATACACAGGCACTTTTATCGTTACTTCTGTTGAGCGTGGAGCAACTTTAGACGGTATTGCGACACTGAATAGCGAGTTGCAGTTGACAGGCGCATTAACAATCGGAACGGTCTAATCAGATGTCAATAGCTGAAAAGATAGCGGCAAAAAGGGCAGAAAAAGAACTTGGTTCTTTCGAAGTTGAAGAATGGGGTGAAGAGGATAAACCTCTAGTCCTGTTCTTCACTGATGTCGCTGCAAGGGATATGTCCAAAATACAAAAGAAGCATAAAGACTTCATTAATAATCCAACTATGGATGCGATGGTTGATATGATCATCCTGAAAGCACTTAACAAAGACGGAGAAAAGGCTTTCGATGTTGGCGATAAATTTATATTAATGGGCGAACCGTTGAATGTTATCGCAAAGGTTTTCGGTGCTATATTTGAAAGCGTATCGGTAGAGGAACAGGAAAAAAATTAAGGAGCGATCCATTCCGTTATAATTTAGTTTCATTAGCTGAGTTATTACATAAAACGATTGAAGAAGTAGAACAAATAAGCGTTTCGGAATACAATGAGTGGATCGCGTACTTTAAAATAAAACAGGAGCGAGAAGAAAAAGATGGCAGTTGAAAAACTCACGTTTGAAATGAATGCTGTCGGGAATGCGGTTCCTGAAATGAAGAAAGTCCAAGCGCAACTTGGCAACGTAAGCAAATCAATGCAAACAGCAACCGCGTCCATGAGAACCCATGCGGCAGCCGGAAGGATGGTAGCTAGGTCACAAGGCAACTTAACTAGAAACCTTGGTATGGCATCGCTACAGTTTCAAGATATTGCGGTTCAAGCGTCAATGGGAACTAGCGCATTGCGGATTATGACAATGCAAGGTCCTCAATTAGCATCTGTTTTCGGCCCTAAAGGTATGATTGTCGGTGCATTAATTGCTGTTGGTGGTGCATTGTTTATGATGCGTGACAATACAGAAAAGACTAGCTTTGAATTTAAGAAGTTTGGTGCAGCAATCCGAAGTTCTATGGAGCCTCTAGCACCTCTTTTTGAAACTGTTAAGAAAGTATTCACAGCCTTTAAGGAAGCCGGTTTAAGTGTTGTGAACGGATTAATAAGGGGCTTTCAATTTCTAGCTGCAATCGTTGGCGCGGTTGTGCAAAGGCTAAATGATAGAGTTGAAAGCGCAAAACTTAGGTTAATGGGTTTGGGCAAAGCAACACAAGCCTTTTTCCAAGACCTCAAAGATGTCGCAACTCTTTCGACAGAACCTATAGATGAGGCCGGAACCGTCTACGTTAGCTATCTTAGGCATCTTGGCGCAGCCGACACGATGGCCGGTAAGTTAAGAATACAATCAAAAGAATTAGCGCATGAGGCTGCATTAGTTAATGAAAAGATTGAAGAACAAGGTCACGTTTTTGATCTTGTCAGAAAATCAATGGCTGATGTTACTAAAATTGATATAAGAGACTTCTTTACAAAAAGCACAGAAGCGGCAGAAGATGCGTTGAAAAAACTGCAAGAGAGAACACAAG